GAGAGTCTTGCACGGCTTCTCGTCCTGACGGCTCCATCCGTACACGTTCACGCCAATCGAACGGTCGAAATGGCCGAGCCCGTCCGCGTTGCCGCCATCGTCCCGGACGGTGACGAGCGGATACGCGCCCTGATAGTCGGGAGGCTTCTTGCTGCCCACCTGCAAACCATCCACATCGGTGATATGAGTGCGCAGGTAATCACAGAGGAAAGCCTCCATGTCGGGAGGCAGTATCAATGTCATGTCTTCGCCGCCTTCAACGCCTTGCGGAGATTGCCGGTCTTGGATTCGACCAGCATGGTCTTCGGATCATGGCCGACCACCATGAAGGTGGTGCGGTGCGCGCGTTGGACGGCCTCGACCTGCAAGCCGTCGCGGTAGGCTCCTGTATCGACGGGCGCGTTGGCCTTGGCCACGCCGAGCGCCTTTTCGGCGGCTCCACGGGTCAGGGCCCTGACGCCGGCCGAGTTGAGGATCTGGTCGAAAAACGCGTCGCTGAACTTGATGCTGGTCTGTCCGCTTCCGGCCATCGGCTACCCCTTCCACTCGGTGAGCTGGACTTCCAATGTGGGCTGCCAGCCGGTAAAGGCGTTGGCATCGCGGCTGGGGAAGCCGCTGACCTCCCACATGCGGCCATCGGCCGGTTCGGGGCGGATACGGTCACCAATCCGGATGTCCGCGTTCGGGTCGGCCACGGTGAGCACCGCAGTCGACGTGGTCTGCACGTCCAAAACGTCGGGCGTGCGAGTCGAACTGCTCGAAGCCAAAGCTCCTCGCACTTCCAATTCGACGGGTTTCGTCCAGTCCTCGGTGGTCTGCGCGGGATTGTACGGGTCGGGTTTGCGTGAGGCGCGCAGACGAACGAACCGTGTGGCCGCAGGCAGGCCGGAGGCGTTGATGTCATCGATGATGCTCACGGCAATGCTCCCAGCTTGTACCGGTCGAGTTTCGCCAGCTCGTCGGCCATCAATGTCACGTTGTAGGTGACGCTGCTGCCGTTTACCGACTGGGATTGGATGGTGCCGGCGGCTGCGCTGCTGGCCCGTTTCGCCGCGTTGATGAGCACCCCCTGCACATCCGGCACCTCGTCCGGCGCATAACCGGCGTGGATGCGGTAGCGTATCGCGGCCACGCCGGCCGGGAAAACGCCGGCGGTGCATTCCACCAAACCCGTGGCGGGGTCGTAGGCGTAGTGCAGCCGGTTGCCGGCGATGTCGGTCAGCTCATCCACCGACGTGACACGGCGTGCGGGGAGGCGAATCACCTTTCCTCCCCGCGAATTGGCTACGCCCGACAGTTCGATGTTCGGCGTGATATGCCAGCCGCACGTTCGGCGGATGGCCGCCTGCGCCGCCTTCAGCCAGAACTCGCCGTCAGCGTCGAAGCCTGACGGGTCGGTGATGATGTCGGGAATGGTTTCATCGGCCATCGTTCGCCTCCAGTCGATTCACGTTAGGCCACGGTGAAGGCGTGCGACTTGTCGTCGGTGCCGACCCAAGTGCCGCCGGTGATGGCATTGTCGGAGTTCTTGGTCAGGGAAATCGACTTCACGCCCACGCCGGCGGCACCGGGAGCACCATTCTTGCCGGCTGGCCCCGGATCGCCATTGCCGCCTTTCGCGCCGGCCGGAATGCCAAGCGTGAGCACGCCATCCGCGAGCGTCGCGGTGGGAGCCGCGCCGGCGGCGAGGGCCACGGCCGTCACCGAGGTGATGGCCGCACCGTTCGCCTTGGTCAGGTCGATGGGATTGCCGGCGGCGTCGACCACGACCACCGGCTGCGGATACGTGCTGCCATCACCGGTATCGACCCCGGTCTGCAGCACCTTGGTTGCGTCACTCATCGGCGGTCACCTCACTTGACCTTCTTGCCGAGGGCGACGGACACGAACGCCTTCGGGTACTTGACCTGCAGGCCGAGGCGTTCGCGCACGCGGAACGTGATGAGATCGTTCGTGAAATCATCGGAATGCGAGTTGGTGGACTCGGCGCGCAGACCGCCCTTACGGATGACCGCGCCGCCGAGCTTGAACGCGCCGACCAGAGCGGTGCCCTGGGCGATGGCCTCGGTGACCACGGTCTTGAGACCCCACAGCGGCGGATCCTGCATGATGGTGCCGTTGCCGTACTGGCCGTTGAAGTAGCCGCCGCCGTAGTACTGGCCGTTCGCGTCCTTGGAGAGGCGAATGGCCTCGTAGTCGGCGGGGTTGATGACCAGCGCGTCCGCGCGGAAACCGGTGGCCAGCGCGATCTTGGTGCGGGCCTTGAAGATGCGGTCCGGGTCGGAGTCGGTGTCCTGCACCATCTTCTGGATGTCGCGGGAGAGCAGACCCTTGATGTTCGCATCGGAGCCGTTGCCGGACAGCAGCTGGGTCTCTTCCAGCAGCTGCAGGTTGTAGCGGGCGTGGTTGTTGATTTCGGAGACGATGTAGGAGAGGTCTTCGGCCATGTTGTCGGTGACCTTCCACCAGGCGGCGACCTCCTTGAGGCTGTCGGACTCCCAGCGGGGGGCCGGCAGATGGGTCTGCGGCTTCTTGCCACCCTCGCCCACGGTTCCAGCGCCGCCCTCGAGCGCGCCATAGACGGGGTATTCCACGGTGTTGGCGTTGCCGCTCAGGGTGACGGAGCCGAACAGGTCGGCGACCACGAGCGGACGCTCATACGGCCAGACGCCGTCCATGTCGACCTGCGTGACCACCGGCGCGTAACCGGTGCCCGCCGTGCCGGTGCCCACCACGTGCGTGTCGGACGCGGCCTTGAACTCGCTGGAAGCGAACGGGTGCGCCTTGGTGCCGATGACGGTCATGCCGGCCTTCTTCAACTCCTGCGCGTACAGGTCGCCAAGCGTCTTGGCGGCGGGAGCCGCCTTTGCCTGAGGCTTGGCCTCGTCCACGTTCAAATCGTTGACGCCCTTGAACAGGTCGACGCGCTCCTGAAGACGCTTGGCCTCCTCGAAGCGGTTCTTCAGTTCGGTCGCCTCATCATCGGTGAGGTTCTCCATGCCCTTGTCGTACAGGGCCTTGACCGCCTTCTTCTCGGCGGCCAGCTTCTCCATGTAACCCATGGATCATCCTTTCTATTGGTTGTTTGCCAGCGAGAGGAAGTCGCTGATTTCCTTGGCCCACTGCGGGTCAAAACTCTTTTTCGCCTTGCCGTCGTCCGGCTCGGGCTTGTCCGAATCGTCCGGCGTATCGTCGTCCGGCTCGTCATCGGGTTTGGAATCGTCCGGCTCGTCGTCGGGGGTTTCGGTGATGGAATCAAGCAGTTCGCCCAATGCCTCGTAGGCCGTGCGAATCTTGTCCTCGTTCGCCTTGCTTATGGCCCGGCCGGCCTTGACCTCGAGCACCTCGGCCCCCTGATTGGCGGCGACCTGCACGAGACTGATCTCAAATAGTTTGAGCTGGCGAATCTCCCGGTAGCCGTCCCAAGGGCTCTTCGCCTCCTCGCTTTCGACCCACGCGGTCTTCTCGGCGATGAAACCGATGCTCATCTGGTGGATGAGGCCACGCTTGAGCAGGTCGTAGGCTCGCTTGCCCTCCGCGATGTCGGTGTCGAGCTTCGCGGTGATGAGCAGGCCATGCTCGTCCTCCACGGCGCTCAACGTCTCCCCGATCACATCGTTCGGAGAGCCGTCCTTGTGCTGCCAGTGAATCGGAATGCCCGCGCCGCCCGCCTTGAAGTCAGCGGATAAGGTCTGCTCGAAGGCACCCTTGACGATCACATCGTCGTACAGGTCTTTCTCCCACGTGCTCGCGTAGCCGGAGAACACTCCTCCGCCGCTGTTGTCGGCGGCCTTGAGCTCCTTGAGCTCGTAGCCGAGATAATCAAGACTCATCTGAGGTTTCTCCCTTCGTCATCGAGTCCCATGACGCGCGGAAACCGGCGTCATACGTGTAGAGGCGTTTGAATTCGGCGAGCATCTGCTTGCCGTTCGGACTCGCGCCCTGCTGCGCGTTCTGCGTCTGTCCGCCGTCCTGCGGGCTGGGCTGACCGCCCTCGCTCACGTTGAGCGGGGTTATCAACTGGCCGCCGCCCGGCAGTTTCGGCCGGTCGAGCAGTTCGCGCGCCTCGTCGGTGGTCATGAACGGACGGCCGGTGGCGGTGGAGAGCGCCTGATACTGGGTCTCCATCGTGCCGCGCAGCTTCGCGTCCAAATTCGCCTTGATGTAGCAGTCCGGTTCGCCCACCGCCTCGGGCAGCGTGAGGTTCAACGCCTCCTCGAACGCCACCAGATACGGCAGCAATTCCACGTTCCACAGCTTTTCCTTGTATGCGGCGATGTTGCTGTTGGTGCCGGTGCGGAAGCCGATGTTTTCTGGGCTGATTTGGAATGCGAGGCACACCTGTTCGTTGATTTTCTCGCGTGCCTCCAAGTCGGCCATGTCCACCGGTTTGAACAGGTTGTCGACGGTACGAATCTCCATGCCGTCCTTGAATACCGGCCATGTGCCGGCCATGCCGCCGCCTGCAACGTAGTTGCGCAGGCCTTGGGTGAAATCGTCGTAGTCGGCCTGTGACTCCCAGGGCATTTCCTTGGGCCGGTACACGTAGGCGGGTATCTGGTAGCCGTTTTCGGCTATCGATTTGCGGTATTTCGCCATCACCCTTGCCTCCGCGAGCAAGGGGCGCAGCACGTCGGTGATCGGGTCGCCGAGGTTCAGGCCGTCGATGTAGCCGATGTCGAGCACGATTCGCGGATCCGGCAGCCGATAGGTGCCGCCCTTGTTCTCGGCGACGCTGCTGATGGTCACACCTGTCAGCTCGCCGAAACCGTTCGCCGTGAGACCGTATCCGTCCGGGGGGATGCGGCGCAGCGTATTCCCGTCACCCGCACGATTGCTGCCGAGCGTGCACAACCACCTATCTTCGAGCAGCATGTCACGGATGAGAGTCGCGTAAAACCTGTAACGGCTCATGCCCGGCAAATCGCTCGGATGACGGATGAGCTTGGCCAGTGCGCCGTCGCGCACCTCCTCCGCGTCACCGACCGCGTTCCTCCGATACACCTTGAGCGGCAGGGAGGCAAGTTGGCGGCTAATGAAGTCCACGACAACGCGGACCGCGTATTCGCGACAGTACATGCCGTTCGCATAGCCGGCGAATTCGGCGTCGGTGGGCCAGCTGATGGCCTCGGGCATCGAATCCATGATGGTCGGCATCTCCGGCTCAGCATTCTTCATCGCCAGCACGGCCGGGCCGTGCAGCAGATTATTCAGAAATCCCATCCACGGCTCCTTCGGAAGATGGCTAGAATGTGACCCTCACGTTGTGCGAGGGCTCGTATTTCGGTTTCTCAGGCTCGCCGCTCATCGTCTCGAGCGCATACAATGCCTGACTTTCGGCGATGAGGCCGGAAATATGCATCGCGCTCTGGTTCCGGTCCCACACCTCGACCTCACCCAATCGGCGGGTCACGGCGACGTTCACCTGTTGTTCGATGGCCGGCTGGGGGAGGTGCCGGAGCTTGTTTTCCTTCACCCGGTCGCGGAAACGGCCGGTCGCGGCTCCCAAGCGGAAGCCCTCGATGAGGTGCACCGTCCAACCGGCCTCCGCGAGCGGATCCGCGAAGTCCACCGCCGGGCAGCCCTTGGACTGCACGGCGATTTCATGGATGTTCGGCCATGCCTCGCGAAGCAGCTTCAAGTACTTCGGCACCCAGAGCATGCCGTCACGGCGCACGATCAGTTCGACGTGCGGCAGGCCATCCTCGCGGTAGCCTGCGGCGGCGATATACGTGGTCTCTCTATCGGCGGAAGTATCCACGGAAAGCACCACGCGCCCGTCATCGGGGATACAGGACTTCGGGTCGATGCCGCGCTTCCACAGCTTCGGATTGATGTACGGCGTGATGTCCGCCGTCACCCACTGGCACAAGACCTCGGTGCGATACGCGGCCTCGGTCATGCCGTTGATGTCAGCCGAGATGCTACGAAAAGTCATCGGCCCATAACCCATGGAGGGGTTCGCCTGACGGATACCGTCAAGGTCATCCAGCTCGCATTTATCCGGAGCCGACCACTCGAAATACCCATAGGATGGGTCGTGCTCCTCGGCCCATTCGTCCGGCGACTGCTTGCCGGTTTCAACCGAAGCGTTCCACGAATCCGCCAGGGCACGTCCCTCGTCGACGACTCGGCGCAGCACGACGCTGCGATAGTCGCCCGCGTTCGAGATACCCCACAACTGACTGGACCAGATGGCCTTCGTGGTCTGACTGACCGCGTTCCAGCCATCGTCGGTGTGCTGCTCTCGCAACTCGTCGAACACGACGCGGCTGGCGCTCTTGGAACGGATGTTCTTGTCGGCGCGCACGATGTACTGCGCCTTGTTCCGGCAGATGATCGCTTCCTCGCCGTGCGAATTGTTGACGCGCTGCACACGTTTTTGCAAAACCGGAACCGCAAGAGCGGCCTCGCCCTCGGAAGCCGGATTCGGATTACACCAGTTCAATACGGCCTGATATGGGGCGCGCGCGTTATCCAACGTCTGCGCGGCACCGACCACGAGAAACTTCCACGCCGGCGACAACTCCGGGTGGCGAGCGGAGTCGACGAACAGCCACCACGCGCACAGTACGCTCATGAGCGTGGTCTTGCCGTTCTGGCGCGCGACCTCGGTGACAACTCGGCGGAACCGGTAGGAGCCGTCCGGCAGAAGCTCAAGCCCGTGGATCAGCAGCCATTTCTGCCACGGGAAAAGATGCACGTGGAGAAACTTTTCGGCGAACTCGATGACCGCGTAGCCGTTTGATGTTTCCGGCGTCAGTTCGCGCAGCGGGGGAGTGAATATGCGTGGCGTGGTGATGCCGTGGGCATCGTCGTTGATTTCGCCGATGCCCATGACGCCTCCTAGCTGATTTTCGCCAGATACTCCTCAAGCTCATCCGCCACCGGAGTCGCCTCGGGCTTGGCGGCCTTGCCCCTCGCCGGTTTCGCCGGCTTCTCCTCCTCGGGAACCAGTCCGAGAGCCGCGCAATATTTCAGGAACGTCGGCAGCGAGGTATTGTCGTTCTGCGGCACAGCCGGACGGGTACCCTTTCCCTTCGCTTCGGCGTCCGATATGGCCTGTTCCGCCAATTCGTCCCAATGGTCGATTTTCCATGCAAGGGCCCGGGCGGCGGCGACCGTGGCTGCGTCCTTCGCGCGCAGATGCTTGGCGTTGCGCAGCGAACGCTCCAATGCGTCGGCCACCGTTTCCTGCGGAAACTGTTTCGGCATGGAACCTCCTTCGCGCGCGACCCCGGCCGAATATCGAATATTTTTCGGAGGGAGAGGAAGAGCGGCCATGCGGGCAGTGTCCCCGGTGGCGGCCGGTTTTGGGATTTTACCGCCCCTCCCGGTGGTCAGGCTTTGATGGCGTTGGTGAATGCGTTGATTCCTGCGGTGAGGATTCGTGTGAAGCCCACGCTATCAACTTTCGGCATTATCGTGCCGTTGTTGTTGACGACTTCAACTGTGATTGGTAGGTCTGCGTCGACGCTGGCGAGGTCATAGCTTACGTTGTCCGCGCTGAGGCTGGCGCTGATGTGGAGTGTGATGGTGCCGGTTGCTTCGCGCAGTGTTTGCCCGCATGCGGTCTTGACCGGTTCGTCGATGTCCATGATTGTGTTGCTCCTATGCTGTTTTGATCCATTGTCTGCTGAGTGTGCCGATTGGTGTGGCTGGGTCTTTGTTGCCGCGCAGGTTGTTGCATTGTGTGTGTGATGGGCGGAAGCCTGCGGGGTCGTGTTGCAGGTCTGGTCGTTTGGTGACGGGATAGAAGTGGTCGAGGTTGAAGCTGTCGTCTGTGGTGTTCTGTGGTGCGTCGTAGTCGATGGGCATTCCGCAGAGCCAGCATGGACGGTGTTCGCTCTTGCATTCGAGGAAGAATTTCTTGCGGTCTTTTTCGAATTGGCGTCCGCCTTTGCGGACTTGGCGGCTGTAGCTGACCATGATGCCGTCACCCCGCAATCATTGGAGAATAGGTGTCCCTCGCCTCGGATTCGAACCGAGACTGTATCGGACTTGAATCGGATGCCTCTGCTGGTTGGGCTAGCGAGGGGTTGAAATATCAGGAGTTTTCGGCGTGTTTTGTTGTGCTCTCCTTGCATATCTATAGTAGTTGTGTTACTGTAGATATATCAGCAGAAAGGAGGTCCGATGAATCCAAAGGATTGGTTCGATGTCATCAACGGCATCATCGCCAACGTCCTCGCCGCGATAGCCATAATCATCGCAATCAGACGAAGACCGAAGCACAAGAAGTAAAACAGGTTCCGGCTAACCCTACTAGCCGGAACCTCCCCGCCAATCCTATCTCATCGGAAACACATCATGAGAACATCACTGATTTTCGGAATCGTGGCCCTGACGTTCGGAGCCATGGCCTTGGGCGGCGCGCTATCCGACAGCCCGATAGTATCTGGCGGCTTCGGTCTCGCGGCCGGAATCATGGGCCTTGCGGCCGGAATCATCAACGGCAAGGAAGGCAACAATGACGACTGAATACCTCGGCGTCAAACAGGTCGCCGAACGCCTCGGCATCACCAGCGGCGGCCTGCTCAACCTCAAACTCCCCGAACCCGACGCGACCATAGGCCGCACTCGGGGCTGGTTGCCTGAGACCATCGATGAATGGAACGCTCAACGTCCGGGACGTGGCGTCGGCGGAGGAAGGCCACGCAAAAACAAAGCATAGATACGCGAAAACCCAGCCACATGAGCTGGGTTTTTCGACACTAATCCACTGACATTATGCGGTCACAGTCAGCTCTTTGTCAAGTCCGCCACTGATGACGAGCCGGTAGACGCTGCTGTATGAAATGCCTTGGGGCGTGACATCAAGCTTGCCTCGGGATTTCCACACGGTGAGCGTATGCCTTTTGACGGTGATTCCCGCGTCCGTGAACACCTTGGCTATCTCAGCCGCAGACCCGCGCCTGGAATCATCCCAACACAACGTCTTGAGCCTACGCAGTTTAACCGTCTGCGCTCGCTGTTCCCTCCCGCAGACCGGGCATGTCACCCACTGGTCTGCTGCCCCAGCGGTGAGCATGGTCTCGCATAGTTCGCAGGTTCCTATCTCGCGGCGTTGCTCCGGCGGGTCCAGCGCAGCATCGACTTTGCGGGCGATGCCGTCAACGACGTGCATGTAGAAGCCCGCGTCCGCGACCGTGGTGAGTTTGGGATGTCCGGCGCATGCGATGAGCGTGGCCTTCAGATCCTCGTTGCGTTTGTCTTTGCGCCAGTCCAAGGCGTCGATGCCGTCGAGGCGGCGCCATAGTTCGCGGGCCGTGGCGTCGAGCATGTCGATCAGGTCGAGCACGTCCAAGCGTATCGGTGTCGGGGGAGTGGCGGTCTGGATGCGCACGGGCGAATGCCCTCCCGGATGCAATGTCGCGTCGAGGCTGTCATGCAACGGCGTGACATCACGCGCCAAGCGCAATAATGTGCCGGCGAAACGCATCTCGCACGTCTCGCACAGCGAACACCCCTCTTCGGTCATCGTCCTGCAGTTCTGGCAGTTCATGCTGAGCCCCTTCCGGCTGGTCGGCTAGAATAGTGTTTGCTTCTTGCCTCGGCCGACCTTGTTGGCTGGGGTTTTCTCATGCTTGAGCTGGCTGTATGGCATATTCCAGATGCGTTTGAATTCGGCTATCTCCTGCTTCGACAGTTTCGGCCCGCCCCATGGCTTGCCTGGCGGGCGTTCCCGTTTCGGCGGTTTGAACGGTTTGACGCTTATCCGGGCGAGATGACACATGTGCATGGCCAGATACTGGCCGTCCGGTCTGATGCCTGCATCTCCGCAGGTGCTACGGAGCAGCGGGTGGCCGACGGAGGGAAGCCACGTGACGCGGGTCAACGGCCGGCCGAGGATTATCGCCACGGTCAGGTCGTCACCCGCCACACACCCGTAATCCCACGACTCCCATACGGTTTCGCGATCCTCGATGACGTACAGGCCGCACCCCTCGCAGACGGTGACAACGAGGGGACTCGTTTTCGGGATGAACGCGCGAAGCCATGCTGGTTTGCGTTCACGGGCGCGTGGCCTGCTCACTCCTCCATTGCCTTTCTTCTTGCCGCGTCGAACGCGATTCTGATGATGTTCTCCATCCACGCGCCGGGGAGCGTGATGAACTTTCGGGTTTCGTCCATGGCGGCGGCAATCTCCTCCTCGGTGATTTCGCGGTTTGCGCAGGCCTTGTATCCTCTTGCCCATGCCCATTGCAAGTCGGCGTCGACGTACGAGGGGTCGCGTTGTTCCCGGGCTTCTATCTCACGGTCGATGATGCTCATTTGTTTCCTCCGTTTCGTCGTTGAGTGCCGTTTCGATTCGTATGCACAGGTCGACGGCTTGCTGCCATCCGTTCCGATAGCCGATGACGAACGCCTCGGCCGGACTGTCGTTGACCAGCCCCGATGAGGCCAATGCGTTGAGGGCTTGTTGGGTGAGGTCAATCGGTTCGGCCATGGGTCAGTCCTCCCATTTGATGTCCTGGATTTCATGCAGCACCGCTTCGCAGGCGGTGATGAGTACGCTGAGCATACGGCGGCCGTGATGTCCTCTCCGGTCAAGGTTGAACAGGACGGGATGGCCTTGACTCCACTGGTCGATGCCGATGGAGGCGATTGGGATGGTTTCGACCAGATTGGTGTCAGCATCCTCACAGCGGTATTGGATGGTGACGGATTCTTTCATGCTTCCTCGCTTTCAGTCGTGTAACAGTTCGCGTCGAGCCAGTCTGCGATGAGGCGGAAGTCCTTGGCCCATTGGATGCGGGTTTTCCGTTCCAGCTCGTCCTTGGGTGCCGGTTTCGGCTCTTCGAAGTTGAGCAGTCCGTATTCGGGTTTCTTCAGATAGTGGCAGCGGGCGCGTCCGCGTCCCTTGCCGGCTTGCTTGTAGTTGATGAGCTGGAGTATGTGCAGCATCTCCAACGCCTTGGTCGGGTCGAAATTCGGGGTCTCGGGGTCAGCGTCGAACCGCTTCCGAAGCTCGGGCATGGTTCCTTCTCCGTTGCCGAGCTCCCATGCGGTAGCTTCGATTTGCTCCCTGAATGTGAGTGCCATTTCGTGGTTCCTTTCTGACGTTTTCTTGGTTGGGAACAACTAGTGTCGTTGACGTGTTTTTTTGGCTGTTCCGGAGGGCCGAGTCGCAGTTGTTCCCGCACCCACCCACACACGTAGTGTGGGTGGGGAGTGCTGGGAACAGCTGGACATCGCTACTCCAGTTGTTCCCGGAACAACTCGGAACAACTGGGAACAACGGGAACAACTAGATTTCGAGATGGTTTTCGTCTTCCAATTCGTTCGCCTCCTCCCTGCTCATACGGTCCACGAAAGCGTCCGATTTTGGGTCGTTCATCTGCCGGTATGGTCTGACGCTGGCGTAGATGCTCCGGTTGTTTCTTCCGGAGCGGTTGGATATCCATCCGCCTTCGAGCAGCCGGTTGATGGCGGTGAGCACGGTGGTCTTCCGGGCGCTTGAACCGTCGTCCTTCAATAGTTCGATGATTTCGGTCTGGTTCGGCTCCTCGGGCGCGTTCTCGACGATCCGGCTGATCTTCTCCATGAGTCCGGTGGGTCGTTCGAGGCCGCGCTGTCGTGTGGTTTCATCGCTGGGCATCATGTTTGGTCGTGCGATGGTGACGCGCATGAGTTTCGGGTCAGTGCTGTTGATTTCGATGCGTGCGGCTTCGCGCAGGTGCGAGCCATTCGAACTCCAACTGACGGCGCAATGCTCCTCGATCTCCGAGATTCGGTCCTTGCCGCTTTTGATGACGATGGTGCCTTTCACGCCCTTGCCGACAGGTTTGGTCATGTCCACGCTGTAGCTGATGCCGTCGATGAGGGCGAGTTTTTGCATCGAGCCGCCGGCGTAGCGGCCTCGATTGTCTTTGGACTTGACGACGTGGTCGATGAGTACGACCGCTGGCCCGCATGCCGAGATGAGTCGGGGCATGGTGTTGTACCAGGCTGCGATGTCGTCGCCGCTGTTGCTGTCGAGGCCCGCGTAGGTGAGGCAGCTGGTGACGCCGTCGATGATGGCGAGCGTGGCGGTGTCGGCGTAGTCGAGGGTTTCGCGCCAGCCGTCGAGGCTGGTGGGGCTGCTGGGCTTGGCGCTGGGCCGCACGTAGTGTAAATGCTGCACGATCTGTTCGCCGGTCACGCCGAGCAGCAGGAGGCGTTTGACCACGTTGCGCGCGCTGTCCTCGTAGTCGATGTAGATGACATCATGGCTGCTCTTGAGTTCCTGGGCGGTGGCGATCTGGGCGAGCATGCTTTTGCCGCAGCCGGGTTCGCCGTGCAGGTCGTTGACCGCGCCCCTATAGAAGAGGCCTTGGCCGTCCTCTCGTTGGAACACGGTGGGCGTGGGCGGCAGTTCAATGCCGGAAGCGAGCTGGGTGAGGTCTTCGAACTGCCAGCTGGAGGAGGCGTTTTTACTTGCCTCGTGACTTTCCATTGAACCGTTTTGAACCGATGCGACGGGTGTTGAACCGGCTTGAACCGGCATTGTTCCAGTGTTTTGAACTGCTTCCGGGTGACTTTCCTCCATTTGACTCGCAGCCGCGTTTTGGGTGAGTTCGTCGAACTCGCCGGGTGTCATGCGTTCGATTTTCGACTGCTCGCACGGATCCACATGCGATTGCACGCCGTTGACCTTCTCCATCGCGCCACTGAGAATGCTGGCCCATTCGCGTGCCGCCTCACGCTCCTTGCCTTGACGGTCGGGGGCCACCTCGGCGATGAACCGTGGCTTCAATTGGTTGATGGCGTCGAGAGCCCCCCGGTGTCCCTCCTGCGCGAAGTTGGCCAACGTCCAGACGGCCTGCAACGTGGTGTCGTGTCGGGAGCCTTTGCTTGCCGGGTTGGCGAGCGTCTTGTTGAGGAACGTGTTGACCGCCTTGCACATGCGGTCGTCGTATCCCCTCGGATTAGAGGCGATTGGAGTGGTCGACGGGTTTGAATGTGTCAGGTTCGCCATGCTGTCGGGTTTGCGCAGGTAGTCCACCCACTTCCATGGCAGGGTCGCCAGATCGCTGATGCGGGGGAGCGTGCTGGCAACCCTGCCGCTGGGCGTGTACCAGCAGTACATTTCGCCACTCGGGTGGATCGACGGCCAGACCACGGAATACCGGTGGCCGGGTTGCAGGATGTCGACCCCCTCGATGGCGCCGCCCTTCCACGCGAGGCCTTCGGGCACCTTGTAGAACAGGTGGCGTGCCGGGCTGTCGATGCCGTGCGCCGTGCTGCTCCACGTGGCCGGCAATACGCCCAGTTCCTGCGAGAGCTCGCTGATGCCTTTCGCCCCGTCCGCCTTGACCTGATGGCCTTGTGCGGCGTCGATGTCCAACACCAATACGCCTTCGGGTATGACGATTCCCGTGTTCGCGTCCGGGGTCGCCTGCGACCAGAGCCGTATCTGCTCGTCGGTGACGGGTTTGCGGCTGCGTCCCGTGAACCCGCTGGGCGGCGGGGTCTTGCGGCCTTCCGGCAGGGGGATGACCTGCATCCAGCCCGCCGCACGGTACAGGGGTGCGGCCGTCGCATAGCCGTAGATGTCGGTCATTCCTGAAACTCCTTTGACGTGATGTGAAAATGTGGTTGATGCCGTGCACGCCTTTGCATGCGTGCCGGCCGCTTGGCTACGGCTACGGCTGTACGGGGGTCGGGTCAGTCCCTGTCGGAATCCTTGCTCTTGTGCCAGCCCAGGAGCACGAGCCTCACGCTCATGAGCTGCAGGCTTTCCGAGTCGACGTCACAAAAACCGGCCTGGTCGGAGGCGAGGGAATCCATGTCCTTCACCAGTTCGATCCACTGGTTCTGCAAATGTTTCAGCAGTTCGTCCATTAGAATTCACCTGTTTCCGGCATCTGTTCGGAGCCGCCGTGGTTCTGGGGTTGAGCCTGGTCGGTGACGGCGGTGACCGCTTCGACCGGCACGTCCAACAGGGCGGCGATCTCCTGCGGCGGCTTACCCATGGCCTTCAGCTGGTTGACCTTCATCGGATCCACCTGTGGTTGGCCGAGCTGTACCGGCTGAGCGGGTTGCGCCTGTGCCGGCGGGTTCCATGGGTCGACAGGAGCCGGCGCATATCCCTGATTCGGGGCCTGCTGGGGCTGCTGTGGCGCGTACTGTTGCTGCGGGTATGTCGGCTGGGCTTGCTGCATGCCGGGCTGCTGGGGTTGGCTGCCGTTCACGAGACTGTTGACGCTGGAAGCGGGTTCGATGTGGAATTCGAACACTTTCGGCGGCTGGGGCGCGTCGCCCCGCTGGCCGAGACCCACGAACCGTTCCGTGATGGTGTCGCCCGGCTTCGGGATCTTCACGCCCGCCTGACGGCAGGCCTCGCGAAACGCCTTGAGCTGGATGCCCCAGCCTTTGATCCAGAGAGAACGGCGGCCGTCGTCGTCATCCACGCTCGGGTCGCGCAACTGGGTCTGGATGATGACGTGGATCTGCTCCTTCGGGCGTCCGTCGTTCCAGAAGGCGGGCTGCTTGGTCTGGAAGTCGTTGACCTGCGTGGTCTCGATTTTTTCGATGACGCCGGTCACCGAGTCTCCGGGCTGGCTGTTCGCGCCGAAGTACGCTTTGGCGCTGTTGCCGGCGAGCAGGTCGCCGAGCGAGCTTAACTGGGCGGGCTGTCGTTGGGGCTGCTGGTAGCCGTACCCCTGCTGCGGGTAACCGTACTGTGGTTGTGGTTGTCCGAACATTGTCGTGTTCCTTTCGTTGTTTTTACTTGGTGAATTGGTATTCGGATTCGATTAGGGGGATGAGTCGGAGCCACTTGTCGGGCACGTCCGGCCATGGCTTAGCGTCGAACTCGGGGAGCGCGCTCATGTCGGGCCAGACCCGGCCCTTGCAGGAGAAGCACTTGTCGGGTCCGGCCGCCGGCAACTGTTTGATCCAGCTGTCGCGCACGTCGGGGCCCTCCGCCTGCTCCACGCAATCCATGAGGTTGACGAGCAGTTGGGCGCGGCTCAACGCCCATTTGCCGGGCTCCGGGTCGAACCTTGTCTCCCAGGGCAAAGCATCACCCAGACTGGTCTTGTTGCGGGGCAGGAAGTAAATGCAGTTGCGTTCCACCCGTTCGCCCTCGTTCTGCAGGCCCATGCCGTAGAGCGACGCCTGTATCCGGTATTGTTGCGAGGGGCCGTGGGCCTTGACCTTGGTGACGGTTGTGTTGCCGACTATCTTCCAGTCGATGGTGCTGCGGGTTTTGCGATCCCAGAGGTCGATCGAACCGGTGACGTCGTAGCCGCCGTGGAGGCCCTGCAATCGGCCTACGGTGACCCGGTACTCCGGGCGCCACCGTTCCGCGAGACAGTGCACGTTGTCCTCGCTCGTGTACGGGAACTGGCCCGCCGGCTCCCCGTTCAGCTCTCGGAACATGGTCTCGAAATGCGCGTGCACGCATGTGCCGATGAACGGCAGCCAGCCCGGGGAGCGTCGCTCCGGCCAGCCAGCCAGTTTGGCTGCGAGACAGTGCACGCAATCCGTTCCCAGTTCGGATGGGCCTATCTCACGCTGCAGTTCGCGCGGAGCGTTGGCGATATCCGCTTCGATGAGCTGGCGGATCTCCGGCCACAGTTGCGGCTCCTCCATCGTGCCGATTTTGGTCTTCGGCGTGACGGGCGGCTTGCCCATATCGGGTGCCGTTTGGGTCATGGGCGGCACGTCGACCGGTATCGCGTCACCCTGCTGTTGGGCCTGGGCGACGGCGAGAATGGCATCATTCATGCTCATGGTTCTTCACCTCCTTGAGAAAGTCGTTGATCTGTTTCCTAATGTCCGCCAACGCGGTTCTGCTGAGCCGTGTAATGGCCACCGCCTCGTCCGAGTTGTCGAAGCGCAGCGTGTAGGTGCGGTCGCCGTCCTTCGCGATGGTTACCGGTACGCTGCCGAAAGTCATCGAATGAATGGAATGACCGGTCTTGCCGCCCTGTTCCAATTCATGGGTGGCCTTGTGGATGCGTCTGGCGACGGTGAGGCCCAGCTCGTCGAGCTGCTCGGAACGGATGACGTACAGGTCGTCGGTCAGCTCGTTGCCGTTCTCGTCGTGCAGGTCGTAGTCGGCGATGGCGCTTTCCACGATCTGGGCGATGCCCAGGCTGGACAGTTCCGCGCTCATGAGACCACCACCGTCGGCTTGCCGCTCATCGCGTAATCGGCCACCGCGTCCGCCGACAGCAGCTTCTCCAACTGGCTGAGCGGCCTTGGCTTCAACTGGTAGGCTCCGGGATACTTGGTGGCCGGGTAGGCTTTTTCGAACGTGCCGGCGTTGATGCGGCGCGCGCCCGGCTTGACCTGCACTTTCAGGTTGCCGGCCTGGTAGGTGCCGGCCGGATGCGAGTCGAGAATCAGGGATTTGAGATTGTCGATTTCCTCCTGTCGGCTGGCGATCTCGGCCTGCAGTTCGACGATGCGCGCCGCCTGCGCGGCGAACAATCCTTGGCGCAATTCCCCGTCCGGGTTCACGGCCTCCGTGGTTTCAATGGTTGACGTGTCATTCGCAGTCATTTGGTGTGCCTTTCACGATGATTTGGGCGTGGGTGGGATACCACGCCGTCTGATGCTTGGTCTGGTTCGTGTGCCGGTTGCAGCAGGTGACCGCCTCGTCCAGTCCGGTGGGCTTGCCGAGCGGCCCGCATGTCCTGCAACGCGGCATCCAGAGACGCCGGTCAGGCATCCTGCCTGTCCTTGGAGGTGAGGCGCAGTCCGGCGATGATGTCCGCCGAAGCGTCCGGGTTGCGCAGCAGCTTCGATATGGCCGCGCCTTCCTTGACGGTCAGTTGGGCGATGGCGATGGCCGACGTGACGGCCGTATGCTGCTCGTTGGTGAGTATGATCTTGTCGGACAGCAACAGTTTGGTGGCCTTGTCGATGAACGTGGATGCGGCGTTCGTGATCCCGTTCGCGGTCGGCACCAGGGCCGCCAGTTCGAAGCTCAGGTCCTCGTCGGATACGAGCGCCTGCTGCACCAGACGGGGTTCGTTGATCGGCTTGCTCATGATTGTTCTCCTTGCTTGTTCGGCTCCCATCCCGGGAGCGGCTTGATTCGGATATAGAGATGTGGTTCGTATTCGTGCCCGCAGTACGTGTATGGGTCGCCGCTCTTGCGTTTCCGGTATTTGCCTTTGGCTCCGTACACCCATAGGTCGGGCATGCGCTTGGTGGCGTGGGATTCGACGACCTGCGCGTCGTCCACGTAGGCGACGCCGTTCAGGGAGTCCAGAACCAGCTTCAACAGGTTGTCGAGATCCGGGCGGCCGCGATGGCTCATCCAGAATTCGGCCTCCAACCTGACCGGACACTGGTATGGTTTCGCCTGCGGGTATTTCAACCGGAATTCGGCGAACAGGCGTTCCTCCGCCCTGACGGTGCGTTTCGGCGTCATCGCGTGCCCGTTGTAGACGCGGGGACGCCCCTTCGGCACCGGGTCGCCCGGCAGACAGAGCGTGAACTCACTTGGCTGTTCCATCGCCGCCCCACTTCAACAGGATTCCCACGAACATGAGCGGCAATACGACCGCCAATGCGAGCGAGCCGGTTATCATCCACTGCGGCGTACCCACCGGACTTGGGATGCGGCTGTGCGTGCCGGCGAAACCGACCAGCCAACCCTCGCAGAACGTGAGAGCCAGTAATACGGCCGATTTCTGCCCGTCCGTTAACCTCGGCCGGGGTCGGCGCATACGCTTCTTTTTGCGTAATGCTTCGATGCTCATTCCGCAACCTCCTTGCGCTTGCGTTGGATGGCACGCAGCAGGGTCAGCGACTGGCTGAGGATCATCGACGCCTCGAACGCCAACTGGTTCTCACCCAGCTCGAACAGCGCGTGTTCGAGAGAGCCGGCCGCGTCATGCACGTCACTGGCCACATCGACGGCGTGCTGCCACTGATCGACCGGATGGAACAATCTTTCCTCCACGGTGTCCTTGTCTGGATCGCACACCGGACAATCGCACTTGCCGGTTTCCGGCTGGCGCGTCTCCTCGTCCAACTCCTTCTCCAACTCAGCCTCTCCTCCCTCAAGCAGCTGCTCCATGAGCTCCTTGAATGACATTCCCTTCGGGATCTCGACGCCGATGGCGTGGATTCCGGTAATCTTGTGTCCTGACATCACTTGTTTTCCTTTCAATGTGATTGGTGATGTTGGTGCCGGCGTGAACCTTGGACAGTGCGACGCCGGCACCTCTTTTCTCCCGGTTTTGAATCCGGGAAACCCTTATTCGCCGTAGACCAGCTCCTTGCGGCTTATCGCGCACCGCCGGTCCCGGTAGTCGATGACCTCCTGTGGATTCCAAACGAGCCTGCGTCCTACGCGTTTCGGCGCGGGCGGATACCGGCCTCCCCACTTGTCGTGGCACGACCACACGTAGAGACTGCCCTTCGAGACACCAAGGAAGCTCGCCACCTTGGCGATCGGCCAGCCGTCAAGAGACGATTCGATTTGACTACCGGCCATCACGCACCCGCTTCCAAGTCAAGGGGAGTGCAGCCCAGATACTTCTGGATGAGGTACTGCTGGCCCTTGGGCGTGACCTTCGTCGTGAAGTTCAACGACACATGACCATCCGAATGGGCAATCGATGTTTCCTTGACCTCGAACAAACCCAGTTCCATGCTCTTCTGCGTCGGCATGTTCGGATTCCCGTTGCGCTTCATCAGGAAACCGTCCTCACGCAATTGCTTGAACAACCGGTTCTGGCCGGTCTTCACGCCGTTCTGTTTGAGGATCTTCGCCAATTCGCCGATCAGAATGCTCCTCTTGCTCGTGGCCACCGCGTCCGCGAACAACACCTTCGGCTTCTGCTCGTCCAACTGCTTCCGTTGTTCTTCGATGGTCTTCTGCGCGATGAGCACCGCGCGCGCCATCGTCTCCTCCGGGGTCTCGCCCTGGGGAATGTAACCGCCGGTACGACGGATCTGGGGCACTACCTCGTCGAACAGCCAATGCTCGAACTCGACCGCGCTGGTGAGCTTGCTGCTGGCGATGAGGCGGTACACGTCGCCTTCGGTGATGAATACCATCTGCTGGATTCCACCGGCCGTCTCAAGGGGTCTGCGAATCACCGACCCCTTGCAATGCTGCTTAACGGCATCGGCCGGGCGCTTGTATCCGAGTGCGGTGGCGACGTGCTTCGCGCAGAACAGCACCGTCCCGTTCCCGGTGGTCACCGTGGCGACCGGGTTGCCCCGAAACTCGAAGGGCTGTACATTGGATTCAGTCATTTTGGACCTTCTTTCAATCTGACATTCGCCGCCGCTCCAATCGGCGGCATTTTTTTGTGGCTAGAATCTGAGCCATGTGGAAATGGCTGGCGGACAACTGGATGGGATTGACGGCGTTGCTGCTGTCCTTCGACGCGGAACGACGCCTGTACCTCTCGACCGATTGGGGAGTGGATAAGACGGATGGGGACGGGTGGATACTGCGCAACAACGGGTGGCTCACCGAACGAGACATTCGGGTGACGCCGACTGGCGGCGCTATCGTCGAATACCGTGGAGCCTCCAAGCTCAAGCGCCATGAGTCCGGCACCGTCATCGTCGCGATGGTCGAGACCTCGAAATCGAGAGACATCCGCGTATCCTCGCGAAGAATCCTGTTCCGGCATTCCCGGATCCTGTCCCTGTAGACCCCGGCCCGACATCCACGGGCTCGAGCCCACGGAGACAGAAATCGATGTCTTCCTTGTCGCAGACGACGAGTCCCGTGTATTCGACCCAGCATTTGCCGTCATCAAACACGCGAACCGTCATCGGGTGGCCGTCCAACCATCTGACACGATCCATGTCGATGCTGAGAATACGAATCAGCGCACGGGCCCTCTCACGTTCCGCGCCGCCAAGCCGGTAGGTCCTAACCATCACGCCGCCGCCTTTTGATCGTCCAGAATGAACTGGTTGTTGAGGAAGTCGCTGGGCTGATATCCGGTGAGGTTGGCGAAGGCCTCGATGTCCGTGAGGGACAGGTCGACTTTGCCGTTGATGCGGCGCGAGACTACGTCGGCCGATTGGTTTGTTTGTTTGGCATAGTCCGCGACGCTGATTTTTCGTGCGGCCATCACGGCTCTGATTCGAGCCGCCGCTTGTTCGCTGAGCTTTGTCACGGTTGTCCTCCTTTGTGTTCCGTGTTTGAGCGACAGCTACAGTATGCACGTTATATCGTGCAGCATCAAGTGTCGGCGTGTCGTATTTGCGCGCATTACTTTTCTTTTACGTTACCGCGACATGCATTCAATTGCGTGTTAGCGCAAATACGCGCTATAGTAGGGCACATGGGACATGGAAAGATTGGTGTCAGCGATTTCGCGCTGACGGTAAGCGCCGCCATCAGAGCGCAAATGGGAATACGCCGCATCTCCAACAGGGAAATCGCGAAACTCATCGGCCGAGGCGCGACCTACGTCAACTCCCGAATCAAAGACGAAAACGAATGGGCCCTCGGCGACATCGAAAAACTCTGCGAACTCTGGAACATGACACCATGCGAACTCATCGAATCCGTCAACACCGAGCAGTCTCGTGTGGCTGAAACCCTCAACAAGCTCAAACGCGGCGACCTCGACATCGCCGCCTACGAGGACGAGCACAAATACGACGGGGACGGGGACGAGCCGGCGTGAGCGTTCACGCTTGAAACTCTAAATAGGCTCAAACCGTTGGAAACATTGGCCTCCCATCATTTTGTACACCACTACAAAATGATAGGAACAGAGAGATGAGGACAAATGGATAAAGAAGCCATCAAACGATACACCAACGACCTCGACGCCATCGCCAACAATGAGGATGACGTGGAATTCTGGTACGCCAGAAGAGTAAGTGGGTGATTCGATGACGCTGCCATTGTCGCCGCGCATGAGCTACGGGCAGATGCGCATGGCATTGTACGACGTTGCACCAGACCTGCATGTGGCCAGCGCGTGGCTTCCCGGCAAACTCGACGGCATATACTGCCTCGCCACCAACACCGTGCTCATCGACCGGCGCATCACCTACACGCGCAAACGCTGCGCCCTCGTCCACGAACTCGTCCACTGGCAACACGGCGACGACACCAGCAACGGCTGCCGCGGCGGCAAACTCGAACAACGATGCAGACACGAGACCGCGATACTGCTTATCAACCCGGCCGAATACGCTTTGGCCGAACGTATGTATGACGGCAACCCGTACCAGATAGCCGCCGAGCTCAATGTCACCATCCAAATCATCCAGGATTATCGACAGTGGCTACACGACAACGTGACTGTATAGGAAGAGGATGAAATGAAGAAAACGATTACACTTCTATGTTGTATGGCTATGGTTGTGTCCTTGGCCTCTTGCGGGGAACCCGCGCCATTGACTGAAGGACATGCCCTTACCGCATGTAAACGTCAAGCGAAAATCGAAGCGCCCAAAGGTTTTTACTACAAGCTCAGCAATGTGGATATAACCGATAATGATGATGGAACTATTCGCGTTATCTTCAACGATGCAACGGTTAATCAGTCTGTAGTCCAGACGGTCGTGTGTGACGTTGGAGGAACAAATGACCGGCCGTCGATACTGACATTTGGAGATATTCGCGGATTGAACAACGAGTCAGACAAGCAGGACACGAGTGAGCAACTAAAACAGCAGTCCGGAGAGAAATCTGGAGAGACGGCTTTTCTTTCCGCAACTGTAAAGATCATCGATGGTGATATTCAGCTAAACACGAGCGGCAAAGTTGAATATAGTCCGCTGATTACCGTTTATTCCGTTACTGGCGATGAAGCCTCGTTCCTCCCGCTCGGGAATGATGCTAATACCATCGTGAAAGCAGACGGAAGCAAAACATCGATTTCTTCTTCCGACTACACATGGAAGTATGACCAAAAAGGTGATGCAACATTCAGTATCAGCCTTAACCCTGCCGAATATATGGGGATAAGTGACCCTATCGACAGAGTGGAGTTGGCCGCATATATGAGGTCAGCAAAACGCACAATAGGCAAAAACATCGTATTGAATTTCGATTAGAAAGAATTGCCCTATCGGTCTTGCACACCGATAGGGCGGTTGAAGAATCCAGCTAGTTCAAGAAAGGAGGATGCTTCGCCTACCTATCATAGCCGATAGGCCTGGCGGAGCTATACCCGAAATGTCAGAAGAACGCGAGTGTGCTGCCGAAGTAGTTTCCGCGCTCCTGCGGGGTAAACTCCAGGGACAGCAGATGGTATTCCGGGTCGTCGGGATCCGGCCCCTCGTCCATGAATCCGAATCGTGTGAACAGGTCCATGCTGGGCTTGTTGCGCGGATCCACCTGGGTGAGCACGAGTGGCGTGCGGTTGAAACGCCAGGCATCGTCACGCAGGCGCACGATAACCGAGGAGAGCAGAGTGTCTCCGAGATGTGTGCCACGCACCTTCAAAGCGGTGGCGATATACGAGATCTGGTAGACGCCCTCATGCTCATCGGTCGTTTCCACGGCTACGCCGTATTCGCAGAAGCCGACCACGTCATCATGCAGGGGAATATCTCCGGATACGACAAGAAGCGTGCGCATGATCCCCTTCGGGGTCTTGCGCACGCTGAGGTCACGTATGTAGCGTTGCGGGTCCATCGCCCATTCGGGGCCTCCAGGTTCACAGCACAGGAACTGCCTGAGGGCCGTCTGATGGTCTCTGGAGCATTCGCGCTCAATGACGAGCTTCGGACCCATCGATGGTTTCCTTCCGGGCCTTTGCCCTGCGTTCCATGTAATGGCGGGCGCTGCGGGTCAGCTTCATCCATTTCTCGTCCACGGCGTTGCGTGGCTTGCCGTCCTCGGGCGGCACGTATGCCGGAATCGGCTTCACGCCGGTATCGGTCATGGTCATGGCCGTCTCCTTTCCGATTTTGGCGTAAAGAGAATATTTTATTAATTTCCCTGTTATCCGTCAAATCTCATTAAAACACATTAATACCAGTTAAAACACGTTAAAACCGAAAACAAGTATGAGCGAGTGAAAAAATCATGGCGAACATCACCAGATACAGGACGGCCAAAGGCGAAAACAGGTATCGAGTCCGCTATCGGAAACCCGACGGCACGCAAACCGACAAGAGGGGCTTCCGCAAGTTGAAGGACGCACTGAGCTGAGAACGGGTTGGAAAATGGCCGCTTTGCCTTGCGGGAGTAGGGCTGAGCGGCTTTTTTCGTTTTAACCAGTTTTAACGGTTTTTAACCTGTTTTTACGGAAAACGTGGGCAAAATGTGGGCAGAAATCGAGCCCGCGAAGCCCTCTGCCACAACGCGAAATCGGCCCCGTCCGGCAGCAGTCAAGCTCTGTGCGAGCTGTCTGCGATGCCGGACGGGGCCGAACTATGTGTGGTCATGCGGCGCGGTCGAGGCGTTGTTTGATGGCGCTGACGCCGATGAGCGCGCCGGCGAGGATGCCGAGCGCGTTGAGCGTGGTCACTATCGCGTCCACGTGAGTCCAACCCCATGCGGGGCCGACCGTGCCCACGAACAGGGCGAGTGCGGGCAGGACGATGAGGCCCAGCCATTTGAGGATGTCGTAGACGCGGCTGGGGATGAGCCAGTCGGGCACGATGTCGGTGGATGCCGGTGTATCGGTTGGATTGTCGGTCATGTTTGCTCCGATCGTAAAAATAATGGTGATGCCATCACTCGCATAATCGGGTGGCGGCATCGGTTTGGGTTAGCGGCAGGTCACCACATCGCCCACGTAGTAGACGTTGATGTTGCCGCTGGGGACCAAACACTGGGAGACGCTGTAACCGTGCGCGGTGGCGAAATCCCACACGGTGTCGCCCCATTGGAGGACCTTGGAGACCCCGCCGGACGATGCGGGGGCGGTGCCGCCGCCGTAGGTTACGACGTCGCCCACGTAGTAGCGGTTGATGTCACCGCTCGGCGTATGCCATGCGGACAACGGCCAAGCGTTGTGGGCTACGGCGAGTCCCCAGATGGTTTCTCCCCACTGCATGACGTGGCTGATGCCACCCGTGTTGGTGTTGGCCGGGGGAGTGCTCGGCTGCACGGGCGCGGGCGTTGCCGGGGCCGGGGCTGTGGAGCCGGTGGGGTTGGCGTACAAATCCCACTGCCATGCCTCGCCACGGAAAATGTTGAGGTCGATGGGACTCCACGTGTTGACCACGCCGGTACCGCTGTACTGTCGCATGGCCTCGCCGTATGCGCCCAGCATCCACGGGTTGGCCTGATAGCCGGTCGGGCTCATGTTCGCGTATTGTGCGATCCATAGGCCGTACCGGTTGCGGATGTCCTGCGGGATGGTGCCGGCCACCGGGCCGGTGTACAGCAATGGGCGCACACCGCCGCTCAACCGTTCGCACTCCGCCATGAATCGGCGTACCCAATCCCACTTGCCCCATGCGGGGTTGTCGTCCATCTCCCAATCCAACGCCACGATGCCGTGACGCCAATAGTTCGACGTATTCCGGTAGAAGAACTGGGCTTCCGCCTCCGGGTTGCCGCCCATCGCGTAATGGTACAGGCCGAACTTCTTGCCGCTGGCCTGTGCCTGGGCGATCATGCGGTTGGCGTCGGTGTTGACGCCGGACACGAGGCAGTTGTTGTTGACTTGTCCCGTGCCCCATGTGGTGCCGACAACAACAAAGTCGGCCTGCATGTTGTAGACGTCTGCGCCGCACTGCCAGTTGCTCATGTCCACGCCTTGCATGTCCGCGTGCGCGGTCGCCGGAAGCAGCATCATGCAGATGGCGGCGGCCAGTGCCGTGACCTTGGCGAACAGGCGCTTATGCCATGGCTTCGGCTTGTCCTTGTTATTGACCATATGTCCCCTTTCTCGGGATGGATTGTTGTTTGTGGCCCACGGTCGTGGGTCAGGATTGTCACGGCCCACTCGGGGCCGTCAATGGAAAAGCCCCACACGGAATGGTGTGGGGCTAGAATCAGTCGATCTTGTACAGGCGGGGAGTGAACGTCTTATCGACCTCGCCCGTGGTATTGACGAATATATGGAGGCGCAGCGTCCCGGCCTTCAAGGGGCGCGGCCCATAGCCCTTAGGTTCGAACGCGGTTGTCTGTCCGCTGCCGTCATCGGGGGTGAGAGTGGACTGGATGCCAATCAACCATGAGCTGCTGCCATACGGCCAGTCGGAGGCGTCCAGCGTGTACGTGCCCGCGTCCACATGGACGGAACATGTCAGGCTATCCCACGAGTCAACCTTTTGTGTGGTGGAGCCTTTGAACCGGTACGTGCCCGGCGATGGTTCCGTGACCATAACACCCGGGTCGGTGCCTAATGTTTTAGGCAGTCCGGTGACACGCGGATACAGGTTCGCTAATTCATACCCCCCCCTTAAGGCTCGTGTTGTCGGGCGGGTTCTAGTGATCGTTGCAACACCTGACCTACCGCAAGGAGGGTCAGGTGACCAGAAGCCACCGAAACGAAGACCGTGGCGGGGAACACCGTTGGACGTTCAACGGCGTCGAATATCCGACGAGGAAGCTGATGTGCGAGGCGAGACGCGCCGAGTACGTGCGCCTGCTGGACGAGGAAGGCATGAACTTCACCCAGGCCGCGCACGCGGTCGGCGTCTCGAAACGCACCGGCAAGGCGTGGCGCAACGGCAGGACGCGCGCCACGGGAAGGAACGAGAAACCCCTGGTGGACTGGTATCGTTCCACCATGGACAAACCCAAGACCCTCCATCCGCGCTACCTGAGCCAGGAGGAGCGCATCCAGATCGCGGACCGTCTGCGTCTGGGCGATTCGATCCGCGCCATCGCCCGCCTGCTGGGCCGCGACCCCGGCACGGTCAGCCGCGAGGTCGAGCGCAACAGGAATCCCGAGTCCGGCGGTTACGAGCCTTACCGCGCCCAGCAGAAGGCCGCGGACCGGCTCAAACGCCCCAAACCGCGCAAGGCGGCCGAGGGCACGCGACTGTGGGACGAGATCGCCGCCGGGTTGCGCAGGCATTGGAGCCCGGAGCAGATAGCCAACCGGCTGAGGCTGGACTTCCCGGATAATGGGGATATGCACGCGAGCGTCGAGACGATCTACCAGGCCATCTACCTGCAGGCCAGGGGCGAACTCAAGCAGGAGCTGAAACGCGCCATGAGGCAGGGGCGAACCGCCCGCAGACCCCAAGGCGGCCAAGGCCGCAAACCCCGTTTCCGCGAACCCATGGCCATGATCTCGGAGCGACCCCCGGAGATCGAGGACCGGGCGGTCCCGGGCCACTGGGAGGGCGATCTCATCACCGGCAGCCGCAACAAAAGCGCCATCGGCACGCTCGTCGAGCGCACCACCAGGTTCACGATCCTGCTGCACCTGCCCGACGGGCACGACGCCGAACACGTCCAGCAGGCCATCATCGACAAGATGCAGCACCTGCCCAAACTCCTGCGCAACAGCCTGACCTGGGACCAGGGAGCGGAACTCGCCCTGCACAAACGGATCGGCGCCTCGCTGGACATGGCCGTCTACTTCTGCGACCCGCACTCCCCGTGGCAGCGCGGCACCAACGAGAACACCAACGGGCTCCTGCGCCAGTACTTCCCCAAAGGCACCGACCTATCCGTCTACCCGGAGGACTACCTCGACGCGGTCGCCGAGGAACTCAACGACCGGCCACGCAAAACCCTCGGGTTCATGAAACCAAGCGAGAAGATCATCGAACTGCTCGACGCCGCGTGATAACCTCAACAACCGACAACGTGACCATGGAAGGCCGCTCAAACCTCAGGTGTTGCAACCACCACTAGAATCTGCCGTTGGCATGATATTGCCCCTTACTGTTGTCTGACTGATGCGAGACTCACATCATTGATGGATGCCGTATACTCCTGCGGCGCGTAATCCGGCAGGATGTTGACGTTCAGGCTGGCGGTTTCGCCCCACCCTCAATGTCAACGATTCCGGCGACACGGTGATGCCGGTCGGTTTCGCGTCGCCAACCACGGCGATATCCGGCCTGGCGGCGCTGGCCGCGAACTCCTGCGATGCCGCATCGGGCAGGATCGTCACCTTGAGGTTCTTGCTCTCGCCGACGCGCAGGGTGATGTTGTCGATGGGTTTGCCGGAATCGTCCGTGACCTTGATGGACTCGGGCGCGTAGGCCGCGCTGATGGACACGGCGGCGGAAGTGAAACCGTTGACGGTGGCCGTGACGAGAATCGTGCCGCCATGCCGCCACGTGAGCGTGTTGCCCGAAACCGTGGCGGTGGAAGTGTCCCTGCTCGCGAACGTCACGTCCTTGGTGGTCAGCAGGTCGCCAACATGACCGTCCGCATACGTGGCTTTCGCCCCCAGTTTCAAAGTGCCGGACACGGCCAGAGACTTGGGCAACGGCTTGCCCTTATCATCCGTGATCTCGATGGAGACCACCGTGTCCTTGTCCAGCGGCCATACGAGTTTGCCGTTGAATAGGGCGTTGTACGTGTGGCCGTTCAATAATGGTTTGCCGACACGTTTGCCGGCGTATAGGGCTGGCATGGTCAGGCCTCCTTCACGGTGGCCTTCTTGGCCTTGGCTGGCGTGGAGTCCTTGCCGGGTTCCTCCGTGGTTTCCTCGGTGGTGCCGGTGTCGGTGGTGCCTTCGGTGGTGCCGGTGGAAGGCAGTACGGTGGTCGCAGCCTCCGCCTTGTCCTTGACCGCCTGCACCGTCGAATCGATGGTGGCGATAGCCGATTCGCCCTTCGCCGCAACCGCGTTGGCGGTATCGGCCACCGTCTGCGAATCATTGGCGACGCTAGCCGCCGCCATACTGGCGTTCGACGCGAGACTGCTCAGGTCGGACTGGGTGGCGGTCGCGGAATCAGCCGAGGACTGTGCGCTCAGCATGGCGCTCCTAGCCAACGCGGCGTTCGTCTGAGCTTCGGCCGTGATGGACTCCAACGTGCTCATGGCCATAGCGGCCTTCATGGTCGTGGCGGTTTCGTCGAAGAACACCACCGCATCCGGGTATCGGGCGGAAAGCGTCTCCGCCTCCGACTGGGTGGAAGCGTGGCGAACCTTCAACAGTTGGGAGCCCTGCATGTCCTTCGGGACGAACGTGCCCGCGTCAACCTCCACGAGGTCGGCGTATTCGACCTTGGTCTTGGAGTCCGGCACCTCGACGTAGCGCGTGTACGCTTGCGGCGAATCAGCCAACTCCACAACCTGCCACACGAAAGCGGGCGTCGTAGGCAGCAGGTCAACCGTCAGCTCGCCGCTTTCGGACAGGTCCGCGTCGAACGAGGCCGCGATGATGATGTTCTTGTCCGCGTCGAAATGGCGACGTGCCGGACGGAATCGCATCAGGCCGGTGACCGGGTCCAGGCCGCCGGTCTTCGGCTTCCTAATGGAAATATGGATTTGGGTCATTACTGTTCCTCCTTATTGGATTCGATTGTTTCGGGGGCTACGTCCGGGCGAAGCTCGTCCGGCAGCGAGGGCTTGGGATGACGTTTCAAATTGTTGACCATGTTTCCCTTTTCTCTGGGATGGATATTGTTTGTGGCCCACGGTCGTGGGTCAGGACTGTCGTGGCGCTATCGGCGCGGATTGGATGTCATTGTTGAGCGATGTCCCGTGGCCGTTGCCGCCCAGGCTGTGATAGCTGTCGTAGAGGCGTTGGGAGCGTGATTTGAGGTCCTCGTCCGCCACCCCGTCGTGCTTGATGACCATTTCGCGGCGCAGGTCCTCCAACTGGCACAGCAGGAGCTCGCGCAGCCCGTTGACCATGGCTTTGCCCCATCGCCACATCAGGCCCAAAACCGTGGCCACTCCGCCACAGATAAAAGGCACGAGCCAATCGACGACGTGAGCGAGCAAAGACATGGAAAACTCCTTTACGTTGGGAAAAACCCACACGTTCGTCACCGTTGGATAGGCCAACGGGCGTGTGGGTTTTTGGAGGTTGAAAATGCTGTTACGAGAGTTTTGGAACGACCGGTTTTGGCCGTACTGCATGGCGAATCTGCGAGGGTCCACGCGCGTTGGTTACGAGTCGGCGTGGCGGCTGCATGTCATGCCATGCTTCGGCGGCATGGATATGGGCGCGATCAGCGTGGAACTGGTCGACAAATGGCTCGCATGTTTCGACAGCGCGGGCGCAGCACGCAAGGCGTGGAGCGTACTACGCGCGATACTGAGGCGGGCTATCCGCTGGAATCTCTTGGACGTGGACATCACCAGACGCGACATCCAACTCCCCGCCAAAACTCATTACGAGCCGACCATATTGACCCTCCGTCAGCAGCGTGCACTGTTGCAGGGCTTTTACGGGCATCCGCTTGAGGCGTGGCTGATCTGCGCCGTCTCATGCGGACTCCGCACCGAAGAGGGCTACGGGCTCGAATGGTCGGATATTGACCTGCGTTCAGGTGTCCTGCATGTCGAGCGTGGCCTGCAATGGGTGGGCGGGCATGAGGTCACAGTGCCGCCTAAAACCGAACTGTCCCGCCGCACGCTCCCGTTGCCGCGCTTCGCCGTCAAACGATTGCGCGAAATCAAACCACGCGAGGGAGGCCGACTCATCGGCACCCTCACCCCGCCGCAGGCCGCACGCCAATACACAAGCTGGTGCAAGCGGCATGATCTGCCGCATGTGCCCGCACGCAACCTGCGCCACTCATGGGCCACGAACACGCTGGCGGCCGGAGCGGATATCGCCATCGTGAGCAAAATGCTCGGACACAGCGACATCAAAACCACGGCCCGCTACTACCTCAAGCCGGATATCGCGGCGTTGAGGGACGCGCAACGCCTCTGGGAGAGAGCCTTGATAGCCTGAGGGGATTCCCTAACCCAGCGTTCTACGACGTGGCGAGTACCTTACAGCAGCAACAGCATTTTGCTTACGCGCATCGGTGATATCTGTTTCATGGGTGGCAACGTAAAATTCAACAGTAGCGGGCAGAACAATTACACGAAGGCTCAGGAGAAGCTCCCCGAAGGGTATCGACCCGTCATCATCAATACGCCCGTGGCCGTTTTCGGTGGTGAAACGACATTCATCTGTTACGGCGAGGCCAATGGCACCGTCACGATGCTTGGCAATCCGAACAGCGCGTACGCGGGATGCACCGGCGTATGGAGGACCGCCGACCCGATGCCCGCCGCATAGCTTCGGGACACTGGCTCAGGCGGTTGCACTGTCTTGCAGTGACCCCACGGGTCATAGCGCGTATGAGACGGTCATGCCGAACGCGTTCGTGCCCTGCGTGCCGCCCTGATTGGTGTAGGTCATGGTGCCGTTCGCGTTTACGTTGATGCTCTTCTGGTTCGCGCCGTCGCGTCCGCCATATGAGAAATTCAAATCCATTGGAGGACGCCATCCTTCGGGCAGAGTGCCGAACGTGCCGTTGTTCCACGAGCCGGAGGCCGACGACTTCCAGTCGATTCGCAACGTCACCATCGGCCCGGACCTATAGCCCTTAACGGTGCCGTAATTGCCACTGATGAGGGTCGTGACATCGGTCTGGGTTAGGGAAAGCTACGCGGTAATCCAACAGCCGGATATACCGACGAATCGGCTGGTATATCCGGTGCCGTTCAACACCATTTTCCCCTCCGGCGTGCCGTAAAGGTAGAAACTGATTGCACCGCTGTTGTCGGTGTCGCGCATGACCGCGCGGGAATCGCCGGACGGTCTGAAACCCTCCGGGATTGTCTCGGTGACGGACACGTTGCCGACCTGATTGAAATTGCTTGTCAGCGTGATATACGCGCAGGCGGTGACGATACGGCCGACACGAACCAGAGTGATATACCTGTCGGAATACGGCATCCTGACTTGGCCCGTGACAGGGGTTAGGGAAAACTATTGCCTGTTCCAGATTGCGATCCAGCTTCCGAATATCGCGACCCTCCCGCACCAGCGGTTGTCTTTGGTGTTCCACAGGCGGAAGCATATCTGGTTTACGTCGCTGGTATCCCAACGTTGTGCGGTGTACCCGCCGGCCTGGGCGAAACCAGTGCCGAACGGCCCAATCGTGTAGGCCGCGTAATCGGCTTTCTTCCCGTTTGGGGATTGGACGTTGATGTAGAATGTGCCGTCATTATACGTGGTGATGGTATGGCCTCCGCACAGAATATACGGCATTCGGGTTAGGGAATCCCACACGTCGCTCATCGGCTTCAACACGTTGAACAATGCGACTGGTGTGCCGATGGTGATGCCGTCCAGCGGGATGCGGTACAAGGGCATGTCGTAGGTGGTGCCCCCGTCCAACGGGCTGGTCGTGTTCAACGCCGGGTCCGTGGGCGTGCCCGTGGTGGGCGTGCCCCTGACCACCACCAGTTTCGCGCTCTCAACCGACTGCGAGCCCTTCGCATAGCGGCATACGATGAGGTCGTTGCGTTTCTGACCCTGCGACCCGTTGGTGACGATCAGGTCCTCGGGCGTGCCTTGGCTGACGTGACGGCCCTGCATGACCAGCTCGCCCGTGCCGATGGTCACCTTGTTCGCCGAAACGACCGTGATCTTGAGCTTGTCGTGCACGTTCAGGACATAATCGTCCAAGCCGAGGATGCCGGCGTTCAATCCCGCCGCCTGCTCCGCTGTCGCGTGCGCCTTGCCCGCATGACCGGTGACGAGTTCAGCCATTCCGCTTGCCTCCGTTCTGCATCCAACTGTCGAAGCTGTTATCAAAGTCCTTGAGCTTGTTCACATAGTCCGCGTAATCCTGATCGCAAAACAGGTAGTCGTGGCCCGTGCCGGTGGAGTCCAGCCGGTTGACGTTGTACCACGTCTTGATATCCGGATCGTCCAAGTCCTTGTACCATTTGTTTCTGCCGCAACGGTCGCATTGCATGACCGTCGCATTGTCGATACGCGCCATAATGGCCCCCTTCCTAATCGGCCTCGTAATCGACGGACAAGACGCCGCCCGAGACCTTGACGATTTTCTTGGTTATCGAAGCGTTGACGGTGATGCCGGTGAGATTATCCCTTGCGGTCACGGTGTCGCCCACGTCGAACACCACGTTCGCGCCATCACGGACGGTGACCTTCACGTCACCCTCGGATTGCAGTTCCTGCAACTTCTCACGTGTCTTCTGATTCAGCTCGGCGGTTTCGGCGTTGCTGTAGTCGTAGACCTGCGTTATCTCGTCCACGCCCTTGAGCGACTGGGATTGGCTGACATTGCCTTTGGCGTCCGCATACCAGTGGACGACCACGCGGGCCGCCAAATCGCCCTTGCCCAGGCCGATGAGATGGTTCGGTTTGCGCCACGTGCGGGTCGCGTCGAAATCGATGAGGTCGCTGTCAATCGAGTCGCCGTAATGCGCGACAGGCTCAGCCCAGATGTTGACCCGGCCGGACGCATAGGCAAGCCTGAGTTTCAGTCCGTTGGCCTCGCACATCTTCCTCAAACCCGTATAGCAGTCCATGTAGCGGTCGAACTGGTATTGTTTGATGGTTGGGTCGTCACTGCCGTCAGGCGGTACAACCGCGTCGAACACCGAATCCAACTCGACACGGCTGATGAGCGAGCCGATGACCGTGCTGGCCGTGCCGCTCACGGTGAGATAATCCTTGCCCCTATCCGGTTCAAGGATTTTGTTCGCGAGCACGCCGTGCCATGTGCGCCCCGAATAGGTGAGGGTGCTGACGCCGGACGTGAGCTGGTCTTCCATCGCATCCACCACGCCCCCGCATTCGCTGCCGTCGACGTAGATATAGGCACCCGCGTCGATGGTGGACGCGCCGCTCATGACAAGCTCGAAATCGTTTTCCTCCTTGCCCCACGCGCAATCCAGAGTGAAGTCGGCGGCGGAGCGAGCATCGACGTGATTGGAGTCGGTGATAATCAGGTCCACCATGACGGCGTGCTCCTCTCCTGGATCACTGTCAGGTCAAAGCCGAACCCGTTCCACTGCACCTGGTGTTCCCCGGCCGGCAACGGCTGGAAAATATAAGTGCCGCCGTTGAGGCCGCTGCCTCGTTCGCCCTTGTCGAACACGTTCGTGGTGTCGCCGTTTTCGGCGGTCATGACGATGCTGCGTTGCCCCTCCACGCTGTTGACGGTCACATACGAGCCCGAGGGGATGTCCATATGCAATTCATACCGGTTGACGCCGATGATGATGGCTGGCTGTGAGACCGGCCCGTAGACCACCAGTTCGAACGGCATCGGCGAGACGGCATCGTTCACGACCGTCGCGTTTCGTGTCGTCGGCAGGTAGTCGTGAGGGTAATCGTGGGGGTAATCAAGGTCGAGGCCCGGTTGCAGCGCATCCGGCCAGAAATGCTGCACGTCGTCGCGCTTGTGCCACAGGCCGTCAAGCAATGCGACCGTGAGCGCGTACTTCGCGGGGCCGGGCGGATCATAGGATGGTTCGATGCCGGTGATGAGCGCGGTCTGCGACCAGCCGTCCACGGTGAGCAGTCCGGCGTCGTCCTTGTTGCGGGATGATGCCACGGCCTTTACGTCCGCGTCGAATATTTCGCTCGCCACGTCCAGCACGTTGAGGTCGGCGCACGTGGCCTCCAATTGGACGCTTGACGCGTTGAGGGAGGCGGAGTCAATGCCGTGCGCGGCCAACTCCACCTCCCACGCGTGCGTGCGCAGGCTCTCGATGCGTTTGACCATGAGACCGGCCGGGTCGATGAGATCAACGACGCTGGCCGGAACGGCGCGGCTTGATCCTCCGCCGCGCCGGTAGGTCATCGATTGCATGACTGTCCTCCTGTTTTAGACGAGACCAAGCCTGCGCTTCTCCTCGCGGATGGTCATGGATGGCGTGTACTTGGCGATGGTCGGCCCCAAATCACCGTGCAATGCCTGCAGGTCGGAGCGCAGGCCGCGAAGCTCCACAAGCATCGACGCGAGGTCTGCGAGCCCATTCCCGGTTTCAGGCAATGGGGCGGAGCCCTCCACACCAATGGCGGAGCGCAACGTCATCGGCTGGAATGCCGACTGTGCGGCGGCCGTGACACCCTGCATCCGCTTCGCGATGTCACGCTGCAATGCGGGGGTGGCCTTGTCAATGCCCTCGCTGATGCCGGGCGGGATGTAGCGGCCGACTTCGTCGCGGAACACGCGGGACGGCGAATGGATGCCGAGCGCTTCCTTCGCCTTATCGACCAGTCCGGAAAGCGCGCCCTTGATCTTGTCGTACAATCCGCCGATGGCACCGCTGATGCCGTTCCACAGACCACTGATGAGCTGCGAGCCGGCGTTTTTGAGCAGCGAGCCAGCTCCGGCGAACACGCCCTTGATGGCGCTCACGATGCCCGACACCAAGCCGCCGACCGCTCTGGCCGCGTTGGAAAGAATCGATTTGAAACTGTTCCAAGCTCCCGACCAGTTGCCGTTGATGAGGTTGGTGACCATGCTGATGACACCGGAAATAACGCCGACCACGCCCTGGATTACGTCTTGTATGCCGTTGATGACACCCGACACATATGGGAGCATCGCCTGCACCGCAGGCAACAACGTACCGGTGATGAATCCGATGATTGCGCTCACTACCGAGCCGACCACGCTGATGATGCTCTGGATGACCGGCATCAGCTGTTGGATGAGCGGCGTGATGGCGGTGACCAGCTGGCTAACGAAAACCATGACCTGCTGGATTACCGGGACGAGCGCGGAGGCGAGCTGGCTGATGACTTGGCCTATCATCGACACGATCTGCGAGGCGACCGGCAGCAGCGCGGCGATGATGTCCGCCAACGGTGGCAGCAGGCTGGACACGAGCTGGCCGATGAGCGGCATGAGCGAGCTGAGCGCGTTCATGAGCGGTTCGATGATCGTCGGGATGAGCGGTGCCAGCGACTGGAGTATGTCGCCGAACACTGGGATGAGCTCCGCGACAGAAGCGGTGATCACCGGCATGACCTGTTTGAACATGTCCTGCAGGCTTTTGCCGAACGCATCGAACGTCGGCTTCATTCCCGCGATCGTGTTCTTGAACAGGTTGAACGCGCCGGTGACCTGCGCGCCGAAGGCGTTGCGCAGTTCCGGCACCGTGGCGATGAGCGTGCCCAACGCTGCGACGACGATGCCGATGGGTCCGCCCAACGCGCTCAACGGGCCGGACAATCCGCCGAGCACCCCGCCGAGCAACGGAATCTTGGACAGCAATGGTGCGATGCCGCCTGCTCCGAGGGCCATGAATGCAGCTATCAGAGGGGCGATGGCGCTCTGCACGGGTTTGAATATCTCGCCGAGCCCGTTGAATACGCTGCCGATGGCGTTGATCGCGTTCTGGAACGGTTCAGGCAGGAGCGTCACCATATCCGAGAACAGGCTCGGGATGGCTTTGACGACGCTCTGGGCGATGACCTTCACGCGGGGCAGGATGTTCTTCAACGCAGTGCCGATGGAGTCGGCGAGCTGCTGGCTGAGAGCGCCCATGTCGGCGTTCTCGTTGCCCAGTCCGGCGAGCCAGTTCTGCCATGCGGCCTTCATCGAGTTCACGGACCCCTCGATGGTGGTCGCCGCCTCCTTGGCGGTCGTGCCGCTGATGCCGAGGCTCTTCTGCACTCGGCTGATGGCCTCGGTCACGTCGGCGAACGAATCGATGGAAAGGTCGTTGCCTTCCTTCATCACGCCCGGCAGCTTGTTCGCGTCGGCGATGAGCCGCTGCATTTCCGTCTTGGTGCCGCCGTAGCCGAGCTTGAGGTTGTCCAGCATCGCGTAATTGCCGCGAGCAAGCGACTGATACGTCTGTTGGACGGTCTGGATGTCGGTGCCCATCTTGTTGGCGTTGTCCGACATGTCGATGATGGCCTGATTGCCCATCTCTGCGGCCTTGGCGGTGTCCCCGCCAAGCGAACTGACCAACGAGGCCGCGAAGCTCGTGACCTGGTTCATATAGTCGTTCGCGCCGACGCCGGCCGTCTTGTACGCTTCGGCCGCGTACTTCTGCACAGTGCCGGAAGCGCCCTTGAACAGGGTGTCGACGCCGCCGACCGCCTGCTCCCACGTGGCATACGCGCCCAACGCCTGCTTGCCGGTGGCCACCAGCGTGCCGCCGATGGCTGCCACACCTGCTCCGATGGCGGCGACCGCTCCCGTGGCGAGGCCCTTGATATGGGCGACCGCGTTTTTGGCGAGGTTTTTGAACGAGTTGCCTGCGCTGGAGGCGAGGTTGCCGAGCGTGCTGCCGATTGCCCCGGCGACGGTCTGTGCTCCGGCTGGGAGTTTGGACCATACGACTCCGGCGGCGGTGGCGATGTTGCCGAAGTAGTTCTTGGCTACGTTGGCTACCGGTGCGAGTTTCTGCCCTACTTTTCCTGCGGCATCTCCGATGGCGGAGCCGATTTTGCCGCCGAATGAGCGGATGGGTGCGGTCCAAGTAGCGACTGCCGTTTTGATGGTGTTGCCGGTTCTGCTTCCCCAGTCGCGAATCGGTTGCGTCCATGCGGTGATTGCCGCGCCGATTGGTTTGGCGATGCCTGACACGGTGGCTGCGATGCTGCCGCCCCAGCCTTTGAGGGTTTGCTGGGCGGCGCTGATGGCTCCCTTGAGTTCGGTTTGGATTTTCGCGCCGACCTGCACGGCGAAACCGCTCAATGAGGATACGGCCTTGTTCGCGAATCCGGCTATCTTGGAGCCGAGCGGTTTCCAAATGGCGTCTACGCCGAGCAGGCTACGCACGAGGCTGCCGAGCGCTCCAGAGAGTCCGGTGAAGGTGGATTGGCCCCGGCTGATGCTCGAGAATCCAGCCGAGAACGAGCTTGCCATCGTCTTCATGGAACCGAATACGGTGTTGGTGCCCTTGGCGAGTTCGTCCTCGGCGGCCTTGAGCGCCTTCTTCGCGTCCGCGAGCCGTTCGGCGGCGTCGTTGGACTTGTCGAGAGCGGTGGCCTGACGCAACTGGGCTTTTTCGAGATCGATGGAGGCGGTCTGCGCCTGAGTCGAATCCGACCCGTATCTGGCGATGGCCGAGTTGAGCCTCTCCTGCGCCTGCTGCACGTTGACCGTGGCCTGACGGTAGTTCAGGAGCGCGGCGCTGGCCTTGGAGGACGCCTGCGCCGCGTCACGCTTCAACGGTTTCAGCACATCGTCGGCGACGCCCCGGGCACTCGAACCGAATGCCTTTTTGAAGCTGCCGCCGAACGATTTGCCGATTTTCGAACCGTTGCCGAACGCCTGGGAGAAACGGTTGGAACCGGACTTGCCGGCCCCCCGCATCTCCTTGTCGACCGCGCTGCGGAAGCCCTTCATCGAGGGGAATATCGACACGTGGCCGGTTCCCACTTCCGATCCGAAAGCCATAAGGCGACTCCCCTCTTAGTTGATGGTTGTTTATCCGAAGAGCTTGCTCATATGCGTTTCGGCCTCGTGGATCTCCTCGGCGGTGGGCTCGTCCGTTTCGGGTTCGCCGTCCACGTCGCCGAGCAGCGTGGAAGCGCCGAGGAACTGCAATACGGTGATGTCGGTGGCGCTCATGGGGAACATGAGGCCGATGAGCGAGGCTCCCGTGTAGGAGGACGGGTCGCCGCACAGCGCCGTGTACAGGTCGATGGCGTCACGGTAGGGGAGACGCCGGCCGAGATCGTGTTCGATGCTCCACCCGAATCGGGCGAAGTCCGCTCGGACCTTTACTCCGTCATCGGAGTTGAGGATTCGGCAGAAGTCGGCGATTTTCCCAGTTCGACGCCCTGTGATTTGGCGAGCGTCTCCCCGTAGTCCTGGATGAGGTTGAACGCGACCTGCATGGGCTCCCTTTCGAGCTGCTTGGCCTGCTCGTCTCCGGCGAACACGGTGAGGATGCGTTTGACCTGGTCGAGGCTTTCCGTGTCGGTCTGTGTGTTCGACAGGGCCTCGAAGTCGGCGATGGAAAGATAGAGGGGCAGTTTGTAGACGGTGTCGCCGGGTGTCAGTGCCCAGTATTCGTTGTTCTTGATGATGTGTCGCACCTTGACCTGGTTGGCGACCTCGGCGAGGGCCTCGGTCTCCTTGGTCTCGTCCCAATCATCGAATTCGGCGATCGAGGGTGCCATATTCTGCTGCGTTGCCATGATGGTTTCTCCTGTCATACGTGTTTCTCCCGTCGTTGGTGTTAGGCTCCCCGCATGCCGACAGGAGAGAGGTCATGCGGGGAAGAGTGCTGATGTCAGACCGCCGCGTAGGACTGCAGGTAGCGGCTGTTGCCGCCGTCCACGGCGGGATCGAGCTGCCATGTGGCGGTCAGCGAGAGGCCGGACACCTCGCCGCGCGTATCCTGCGCCGGCTCGTTGCCGGTGATCTGGATGACGCCGAGACGACGGCGTTTGCGGCCGAACTTGTAGATGGTCTCCTGATAGGCGAACCATTTGGTGTCCTGGATGATGTCCTTGACGTGGTAGACGCCGGTTTCATCGGGCCTGCCGATGGTCATGAGGCGGGTGAGGTCGTTGTCCTCGGCGGCGGTGAACGCGAGCGTCAGCGTCGGGTCGGCGTTGAGCGCGTAGCCCGGCTGGTGGAATTCGGTGGCGTCGTCGCCGTCGCGGGAGTCCTGCGGTGCTCCGTCGCTGGTGATGAGGCCAACTGCGGCGGAGGAGGAGCCGAACACGTCGCCGAGTTCGGTGATCGGGTCCGCCACGCTGGGCGCGATCTGCGAGGCGGTCAGCGTCTTGCCTGCCACATAGGGGGCGACGATGATCTTCGACGTGAGTACGTTCTTGACGGCATTAAGGTCGTTGCCCTGGTTGTCTGCTGTCATTCCATGTCCTTTCAAACGAAAAGGCCCTACACATTGTGTAGGGTCTAGGCAAACGGTTAAGGGATTGGTTAGTGTTCGCCGACCGTCGAATATTCGACGATCAGGTAGTAGTGCGCGGTGTCGGAATCGTCGGACACCGGGTATGGGCCGTTGCACGAGGAATCATCCACGGAAACGATTGGCGAGCCCTTGGCGAGGGCGATGGCCGGATGTTCGGTGAGCGTCGCGTAGACGCGACGGGCGAGAGTCTTGCACGGCTTCTCGTCCTGACGGCTCCATCCGTACACGTTCACGCCGATGCTTCGGTCG